ACGCAGATTCTATTGTAGCCGGTACGATTAAGACAGAGCGCCTTATCATCGCCGGTCCGGATGGTCAGGACTCTATTGTCAAAGCAATCAACATCGCAAATGGCGTATCTGAGGCAGAAGTGAATGGTCAGAAGATCCAGGCTGCTTCTATAGATGTCGTTGACTTGTCTGCATTCCAGGCTAAGATTGCCCAGTTTGATATGAGTCAAAATGCCATCTATAGTGGCAAACTGGCTATTAATGATCCAACGAGCGGTGTGTATATTTCCACCACCGGGTTTGGGCTTGGCGACGGATCTCTTACAAGTAAGAAAGAATCGCCAATTCAGATGTATGCTGATGGTGTATTTAAACTTAAAGGCAAAAATTCATCGTTGGAATTTAATCCAGTGACGGATATGTTGGACATCAATGTCAGCAATTTCCGGATTGGTTCAAAAGAAGCAGCCACAGTAGATAACACAATCAAATCAACACTCGAACAGTTTTATTTATCTACATCTCCAACATCATTAGTTGGTGGTTCATGGAGTAATAACCAGCCCGCATGGACAGAAGGCAAGTATATTTGGAGACGAAATTTCGTAACCTACGGAGATGATCGTACTGAATTCACGCCTTCTGAAAACGGAGTATGCATAACAGGTAATACCGGAGCCCAGGGTGCTCGTGGTCCACAAGGTGCCGCCGGACCCAAAGGCGCTACCGGACCTCAGGGACCACAGGGCATCCAAGGAGTGAAAGGCGCTGATGGCAAAACATATTATACATGGGTCAAATATGCTGATTCACCTACTTCTGGTATGTCCGATAATCCAAGCGGCAAGAAGTATATTGGTTTTGCGTATAATAAAACAACAGGAACTGAAAGCACATCTTACTCAGACTATTCTTGGTCGCTGATCAAGGGTGAAAAAGGGGAAACCGGAAATACCGGAGCTCAGGGTGCTGCCGGTAACGGTATCAAGTCGATAACTTATTATTATGCCAGGACAACATCTCAGACAGCGCCTAGTGCAGGAAACATCACATCGACCACGATGCCCACCCTTGATGCTACGAATAAGTATTTATGGCAGAAAGAAGTAATCAACTATACGAATAACACGAATCAGACAACAGTGTTATTACTGGCTGTATATGGAAACACGGGCGCTCAGGGGCCGAAAGGCGACAAAGGAGCTACCGGACCTCAGGGACCAACTGGGCCTAAAGGAGAAACTGGTGCTCAAGGACCACAGGGAAACCCTGGATCTACTGGTCCTCAGGGTGTGAGCGTTACCGTCATTAAAGATCAGTGGTATAAATCAACATCAAATACTGCTCAGACCGGTGGCTCATGGTCCGATACTCAGCCCAACTGGGAGTCCGGAAAATATATCTGGACAAGATCACACATCACATTCAGCAATGGAAACACAACCACAACAAATCCCGTCTTGGCAAACGCAATCAATAACGCCAACGCCAACGCAAGTAATGCCGTATCTACAGCCAACACTGCAAATAATACAGCAAACACTGCTAAAAGTACTGCAGATGCTGCAAAGTCAAGTGCTGCTAGTGCCGTGTCCACAGCAAACACAGCAAAATCAACCGCGTCCAATGCAGCGTCCACAGCAAACACGGCTAAGAGCACTGCCGATAGTGCGAATAATAAGATCGACAATCTAAAAATCGGTGGAAGAAACTTGATTCCCGTAGGGATGATCAAAAACTGTAATGGATTATCAACATTTTCTTATGATAAAGCATCGAACACCTGGACTTGTGTGGCCCCGATTGGTTCCAATTCATGGGGTCGAGGAATTTATTTCGACCCTGGTGTGAAGAAAATCTACATTCCACGAGGATACACATATATAATCAGTCTGGAAGTAAATCCTGAAGTTGCCTGCATTTGGAATAGTGATGTAAATAACGGTTTCGACGGAATGCCGAGTGGGACCGGTAATGACAACGATAACACATCATTGCGTAAATCTTCGGATCATTCATTGGTAGCCAATAAATGGCAAAGAGTATGGTTCTCGTACACGCCCAGAACAGATGTTTCATATGATATATTTGACGCTTCATCGAACTGGGGTATCATTACTACAGACGCAAAATCTCCGATTAAATTCAAGATTCGAAATGTGAAAGGCGAGTTCGGAACCGTTCCGACAGACTGGACGCCTGCACCTGAAGACGTGGATAATAAAATCGACACGGCCCAAAAATCAGCAGATAATGCCAATTCTTCAGTAAATGCTTTAAACAAGATTGCGACAAAGAGTT